TCGGGTAGGTGTATCATACAAACATTGATAGTAGTCTATGCTTTACAAAAAACAAGTTATACCAGTCTTCTCTTTTATTGAGAATATTATTGATATCATGCTCTTTACACATATCAATAAACTGCTGATAACATGGTTCAATGCTTAATGCTGCGGGCATTTGTTCCTGGTAGTATAGCAATTCATCCTTATTATCAATATCTTTAAACTTATCGAGTCTAAACAAACTATAATTGCGATTATAGATTGATTGCTCTTCATCTGTGAGATTAACTTCCTGGTTAAGGTATTTACTAATTTTAACCTTACCAAATTTGGGTATACCAGGAACATTATCAGACTTATCACCCTCAAGACACTTAATGGTCATAAAGTCTTGCTGCTTACACTTAACCACTTCTTCAAAATTTACAATATTTGTCTCTTTTTTGCGAATTGGATCATAAACAATTACATTTTCATTGATTAGTTGTAAGAAGTCTTTATCTACAGATAAAATTACCTTTGAACCTTCAAGACTCTCAGCCAAATAAGCGATAATATCATCTGCTTCAAGCTTTCTTGGAAAGATCGAGGGTATTCCTAACGATTTAAAGAACTCCTTGATCTTATCATTATTGCTATGCGGTTTAATATCAGAAGACCTATTACCCTTATATTCGGCAAACATCTCTTTCCTATCGTTGCGCTGATAATCTGGCTTTTCATCCCAGCATGCAATAACTCGCTCTGGCTTAAACATATTAACATAACTCTTTACTGCATTTAGAGTAAAGTATATATGAAAGTTGTTTAGTTTTTCTGTATCTTCTGTTCCAGCAATATTTTTAGCTGTCCAGTAAGTCCGGTGAATGAGATTATTGCCATCAATTATTAGAGTCTTCATTAAAATAGTATTGCTTTACACATATATCGATAACATCTTTAGGACTATCATCGACATACTCTATAATATCAGAGTTCCATGCTAAATCAAATGAGAGCTTAGGCACACAGCGGTTAAGCATGGTTGGAACTGCAAGAAACATATAATCATTCTTTGTAGAACTAATGTTAATTAGCATTTCTCCAGCATAAATTCCGCTGTGCACCGCATATATCTCACCACGCTTTGGTTTGCGTTCAGGCTTCATGCATTATCTACTTGAGGTATACCTCTATTAATAAGATTTGTAATAATAACTTCCATAGATGATGTTTTGAGGGAGTAATTCCTTGGAAATCTTCTGCCTCCATCATTAAACTCAAACATCATCTCACCCTTGAAATCCTTATTTTCATAACATGTAATAAATAAGGATGCATTACCTGGATCGACCAGTATAGTCCATTTTCTCGGGTCAGATTCTGTATAGTTAGTTGTAATTTTCCATGTTAGAAACTTACAATCTTTCAACCGCTTAACAAAGTAGGATAATGTTGTAATTTTGTTTTTAGCAATTTTCATTGAGTTAGAGATGTTATAATATATTTCAATTTAATATCATTATTTACAATATCAATAACACTTACACCGTATTCTGTATTGATACCTATACTTATTGTGCTATCTACCAATAGTAGTAACTTTAAGTTATCTATATTTAAAGGTAGAGGCTTGAGATCGAAGTCAACATTACCAAGAGCAAGACATAAGGCATCTGTATTATGTCTTGCTCTATCTGTTAACTCGGCCTTTAGCTGACCATCTTCAGTGAATAGATAAACCTTGTTAGTTTCTGTAGCAAACGAGCTTCCCTTAATAATAGTTTGAAATAAATCCTTTGTTATGTCAAACTTAATATCATATTTGAAGTTTTTAATTTTCTCAATATTCAAAGAGGGCTTGACAAGCAAACCATCTTCATATAAGTGATATTTAAATTTAATATTGCTACCTTTATATTCATAGTTATTTGAATTTACATTTAAGCAGATTGTATCTGACGAAATGCTTTCAATTGCTCTAACAAGCTTCTTAATATCTGGTATGTTATTAACACCAGAAAAGTTAGCGCTTGTAGAATTAATTTCCGCAGATAATATTAAAGTATTATCTGCGGAAGATACGAGGCAGGATAGTTGACCAGGATTACCTTCCTGTACATTTACTATCGCTGACTCGTTTACTCTTGATATAGCATCTAAGAATTTTACAAACTCAAGTCGTTTTTGTAATCTTAGTTCTCTTTGGACTAGCATGGCTCTCAAGTGTAATAGCGATACGCTCTAAATTCAAGCTAATTTGTTCAAGAAACTTAACAATATCATTACTACCAGCAGGTTGAATGTATGGTGCTGGTACTGGTGAATGTAATGTTTCAAGTTCTTTAATTGCTTGTTCCAACCCAACCTCTTGTGGACCAACTACCGGTGCAGGTTGCTGATATATAAGAGGTTGTTCAGACGTCGATTCTACAAACACATTATTTCGCTGCGTAGGCGATTGTAATACTTTTGTGAATTGAGTTTCAATATCGCTACTGATAGGCTTGAGGTTCACAGATTGACCAACTAACATTTGATCTGTTTGTTTGGCTAATCCATGCATTGTACCTGCAAACATTAGAAATGCTTGTTTCTCTTCGTCTGTCATATTATAGTCCTTTAAGGAGTTCGTCAATCTCATCGTCAATCGAACTATTGTCGATATTAGAAGAAGCCGGAGCTTGTGAGGTAGTTGCATTCGAAGGTGCTGGTGTATATGTATTTTGGGTTGTAGTCTCTACAGGTTCTGCATCTGCTGATTTACAGTAGTAATGCTCATTAAGCATTGCTTTAAGTTCATCATATGGCTTCAAGCTATAAACCTTAGTCAAGTCAAAAGCACTTTCATAGATTTTCTTTTGCTCATCTTCACTAAGACTTAGTTTACCAGCTGTAGTGAATCTTGAGGAAACATAAGTTGGAAACTCACCTTGATTTTCACATTTAATCTTGAAGTTAACACCGGTTGAACCAAGATCAAAGATACGAGATCCAAATTCTTCTGCATCTTCACCTTCGATAGCCTCCATAATAATTTTATGAAGCTGCTTACCATAACGAAGAATCTTCACTTTACCGTTATTTTCAGGTGTTTGCGAATCATCTACAACATACACATTAACAAGGTATTTTTCGAGGCGCTTGATAGCCTTGACCTTTTCTTTATCATCCTCGGTACCACTACGGAGGATCTTGAAGCGCTCTTCCGCGATAGGATCACGCTCACCGAAAGTCATAGGTGAGAGAGCTTGGACATACTGTCCTGTAGCGAAGGACACCCAACCATGATTGAAATAATGGAAGAATGTATTCTTCGGATCTTTTGCGAAGGGTAGAACACGAACTGTATATGTATGACCTGGAGTAGTCTTCATAATTTCGTTATATGTGCTATTACCACTTTCATTCTCGTTTTTTGCGAGAGCGGCTTTAATTGATTGAAACATTGATGTATTATATGAGCTCATTTTTTTAGTTTAATTTAGTTTTTTTGGTTATACCTTATTGTATCTTATTTTGTTTTGTTTTCAACAGAAATTCTTCGATAATTTGAAATGATTTTCTAACTACAACTTTTAATCTTGTAGATTGTTGGAATTTAATACGGGTTTCATTCAGTATTGAATTAAAATCTGTAATAAAGAAATCCAGCAAATCAGGTTCAACTTGTCTAATAATTCTATCGCATTCGAGTCCGTGAATTACATAAAAATTTATGTGGTGATCACGGAGATGTTGCAACACTAATGGTGTTGTACCATTATTTATGCTCTTGTATTCATTTAGTGTGAGATTATTTTGTTCGCAGTATCTCATTATGTATGAACAACTTCGCTTACAATTATTAATTGTTTCTTCACTATCTGCGGAAGCTGTTTCAAGTTTTTTCTTATACATTGTGTAACATTTGATTGCTTTTGGTGTTACAAAATATTGAATATCGAGATGATCTACTTCATGGTATTCATAAGAAGCTTTAAAGAAATCACTGATATTTACACTCTTATTATGCTCAAATAGGAGTGATAATTTCTTTAGATATACATATGTCTTATCATCAAGCTTTGTAAAATCATGTCTTAGCTTGAATGGTTTATTTTTTGCTACTCTGCTAGCAATTAAATAGGAGTTATAAATTTGTTTTTCTAATTCTGATACAGACATAATCTGGTTTTATTATTCAAATACTTAGTAATATACTTACTCTTAGTTATAGTAGGATCATACTCTAAGAATAGTTTAACTATTTCATAGTTAGAATCAACTCCTAAAAGCTCTTTTAATATAATTCTTAATTTTTCATCTTGTAATGCTAATATGAATACATTTTGAAAAGATAACTTCTTACCTTTAAGTAATGTGCAGAAAGAGCAAAAAGCAAGTAAGATATGCTCACTCTCACTATCTATAATACTCTGCGATGGGTTAATTGTAGGTGTTAGATGCATGGCTTTAATGTTGTTGTAAATTTAAGAAACTTCTCAGTAATCTTACCTTTGATAATATCAACATCTGCCTCAGAGCAGTCACTGTCACATAACTTTATTGCTAGCTTACATAGATTTACTGTGCATTTTTCTTTACATGATTTTAAGTATACACTCTTATCTTCAAGTGATACAACAATAGCTATAGAACATTGAAACTTCTTAAGCATATGCTCAAGAAGTTCTTCTTTCATTGTTTCTGCAAAGCAGCTTACAACATTAAATTCAATTATTTTACCGCAAAAGAATTTTGTATCTTGTAACTGTTCCTTATACTTTAAAAGATATATTTTAATATCATTTAAATCCTGTGCATTAAAGTTTCGCTCTCCATTTCGAAAAGCTTTTACTTTATTACCTAGAGTTGCATCGCTGGTAGGTGTTTTCACTACCAGTATTTACCTAAAATGCTACATAATCAACTACCTAGCGACTGCAGCATATTATAGGTGCTATCTGATGATTCTTGTGCACTTTCTTCTGCCTGTGTAATAGTTAGAGTAGTGTAATCAATTCTCATAGCTTGTGTATGTCCTCTTGGTCCATATCTATTCTTCATCATACCTAATCTGATAATATCAAGCTCTCTATCCTCTTCATTCTGGTAAATTGAAACAATAACATCAGCAGTAGCAGCTAAGCCTACAGATTCTGAGATCGTAGTCAGATCAGGGTTAGCTGAACTAAAACCAGATCGGTTTAACTGTGTAGCACTTATGATAGGACAATTAAAAACATATGTCATAGCTCTTACTTGCTCTGTAACATTTTTAATTCTTTCATAAGAATTGCTACCAACAGTTGAATGTAGCAAGTTTAAGTAATCAAGCACAATAGCATCAATTCTGATACCTTGATCTACAATCTTTTTAATGAATGCCTTGAGTTGATTAGGTGTAACAGTGCTTGGTGGAAACTCCTTAATGAATATACTACCTTTACCACTCTCTTCTTGTTCTTTAAGAGCTTGTCTTAGAGATGGAGAATTAATTGCTAACTCTTTTAATGGTATTTTACTAACATTAGTGCAAATCCGTCTTGCATATAGCAATTCAGACATTTCAAGTGTAATAAGCAATACATTCTTACCTTGATTAGCAATATTGGTTGCTATATTACCTAAGAAAATAGATTTACCAATATTAGTTTCACCAGCAAAAACATATAGAGCGCGACCATTCTCCTGAAAGCCACCATTCAAAGCATCATCAAACCATTCCCATGTGCTAGGAATGGCTTTTTGAACACTTGTAAGATCTTCAATAATTTTATCTACATCTCTATAAAGATCGAGACCTCTATCAGTTACAAGATTAATATTACAGGATGTTTCAAATTTATTTAAGATATCTGATGTATCAATATTACCCTTTGTAATATCACTTGCGACCTCAAGCATTGTATGGTATACAGACTTCTCCTTAATAAATCTCTCTGTATTATCATATAGTTCATCCTTGTCGATATTTTTATCAATATCTTTAAATGATTCTACAAGCTGTTTAAAGGATTCTTTATGCTCATCTGTATTAAGATATACTTTTACCTCAGTTAGTGTAGGTAGTTTTTCTCTCTTAATATAAAAGTCATTAATAATCTCAAAAATCTTAGCAATATTTTTTGACTTAAAGTATTTAGGCTTTATATAGTCAACAATTGAAGCTAGATAGGTAGAGTCAAATAAAGAGCGGTAGCATATTACTTTTTCAAAATAGTCAAGGTTTAAGTCACTCACTTTATGATATTATAATAGGTTAATTTAAGTTCAATCACTTAAATTTTATCTTTCCACTTATCCAAAAACCACTTCTGACTCGCTAAGAACTCTGGAGTAAACTCTCTTAATCCAGGTGAAGCATGAGTAATCATAATATCTGAGACACCGACCTTAAAACCAGCTTTATGACACTGCAAACTGTAATCGAGATCATAATGATGGAAACCTGCAGGGTTAGTCTCATCAAACCTAACATTTTCAAAGACTCTCCTATGTATAGCCATAAACACACCAT